TCTGGGCGGTAAACGAGTTCGCATTTCGGACAACGGGTTAGGTAATCCGTCACTTACCGGCTCCTATGAGGCGCCGCCTGCCGTAAGCGGAGCTTCCTGTTCCTTGGCAGCCGGGGCCGCAGGCTTTTTCTTGATGCTCTTCTTGGGTGCCGCTTTTTGAGGCGGAGCCGCCTTCTCTTCGCCCTGATCCGGCTTCTGCCACTCCGGTTTCTGCTTCACTTGGGTCTGGTTCTTCTTGTCCTGTTCCAGGATGAACCACCGGATCACGAGCTCCTGGTGAGGTCCAGGTTTTAAGGCCTGGGTGATCTCGGAAATGCTGGTGATCGGGCTCCCATCATCAAAGGTGAAAGCCCCTTCTGAGTCCATCGTGATGCGTCGGCCGGGATCCTCGGGGTTCTCGCCCCGATGGTCAAACCAGTAAAGGGCCTCGTCCTGCTCCGGCCCTGCTGGGATGACCTCCGTGATCTCTTTCTTGCTCGCGATGGGCAACCCGGTGGTGTGGACATAGGCGCCGTTCGAGAGCTTGCTGATTTTCTTTTCACGCATCACCCATGTCTGAAGCACATGGATCACTCCGAAGCGCCCGGTATCCAGAGCTTGCGGCTCTGCTTCAAAAACAAATGCCATAAAACCCCCTTTTTATTGGCCGATGATCGTCAGTTCCAACTCGGTGGCGGCAATGGCCACGCCGGTAGCTTCCACCAGGGGGCCATCCGACGCATTACTGTAGTCGCCATAGAAAACCATCAGCTTGTGATTTGCCCGGTCAACCCGAAAGACATAACCGCCTTCGGGCTGGACTACGTGGGCCCGCTTAATCTCTTTGTGCAGATCGAAATAACCCAGATCGGGCAAAGGGATGCCGCCATCCGGAATGGTTTTGACACCATCTCCGAAGGCAAGTTTCGGCATCACGACCTTGTTGTAGGTCATGAAGTCAATATCCTGAGGGTTGAGGGTGACAGCGATGTCACTCGCAGCCAGGTCGCCCATGTTAAGCCTCCTTGATGAAAGGGGGGCATTGGCCCCCCTCCCTGTTATGCGGTTACGTCAATGATGTTCGGGCAGTTGGCGCCAGGCTCGGGGATGAACGGTGCGGCCAACAGGAAGAAGTTCCCTGCGCCGGCTCCGGTGCCCCCAGCCTGTTTCTGCTCGATGATGACCTGCTGGCCCGGGAGGACCACAAAGGGGGCGCAGAAACTGCGCACGACCTTCCCATCCGCCACGGCTGCGTTGGCCATGGTCATGGTGCACTTTTCCACCCGCCCCGTGTCGGAGTTGTGGGTGGGCCGGAAGTCCAGGCTCGCAATCTGGTCCGTGCCTCCATTGGTGTAGGCCGTGGTCACTTCCAGACCAAACCCGCCAACCAGCATGGCGTTGCGGGCAGTGAAGACCCACAAGTCCGCGGCGCCAGCGTTGTATGCCGTGGGGGTTAGCGCCGCATCAGCACGATTGGGGGTCAAGGCTTCAAGATCGTAAGAACCATATTCACTGGGCATTTTGTCCTCCTAAATCGGATTCCAGCAGCCTACAGGCTGCAAATCCGGATGATTTTGGCCATCCCGTCCGAAGCCACATTCCAGATGCTACCCATGGCCACCATGCCGTACCAGGCCGAAGCGTGGGAGCGGCCAAAGTCCATCTGGTAGTTGGTCTGCACCCGGAGATGGGGGGTGTCAACCTCGATGGCCGCAACGCCCTCGTCGCCAAAGACCACGGCTTCACCCAGGGCGGGGCTGGTCCCGGTGGTGTTGGAAAGAGCCAATGCCCGATTGACCTCGACCCAACGGATTCTCTCGGTCAACCCCTGTTCGCCCTTGAAGAAGAAGTCCCCCTTCTGGAGGTAGAGGTGTGGCAACTGCCAATCGCGGTCGTTCTTAAGCGCCCGCATATTCTTGTTGCAGCTCAACCCGACGTAGTGGTCCCCTTCATAGGGAGGGGTGTGGATGGTGTCGGCCAGGTAGTCCACCAGGCTTTTGCAGTGCTCGAAACTTAGGCCCACGGGGGCGACGGCCATCGGGCTGCCAGCCACGCCGAAGGTCCCGCCTGCAATGCTGGTCGGGGTGAAGCAAACCATGACGGCCAGGGAGTCTTTGAAGGCTTTGGCCGCTTCGGTGTCCAGGGAATTGGTCATCTGCTTCTTCAATTCCTTCTGGAGAAAGTTGCTGGGTTTGAACTTGGACAGCTGTTCGGCCAAGTTGGTATATTCCACGCCCTCGCCAAATTCCTCGACTTTCAGAGCCCGATCACCCAGGCTGAGCTTGCGCACCGGGATCCGGGTGTTTTCCTCCAGCTTGGAACTGGTGCTCTGCGGGAGCGGGGTGACGTGCATCATGTGGACGTACTCACCCTTGCCTTTGCCGAAGCCGGTGCCCGGGTCCATGGTGAACTGGTAAACCTTGCATTCGCCCATGGAAACATCCAGCAGTTTGCCGCTGATATGATGGTTCTTAAAGACCCCCACTTGGGAGTCCCACGTCCAGTTATGAGGAGGCATCTTTGATCTCCTTTAGATTCTTCGTGCTTCGCGCAATCGCTCCTTGATGGAACTCATAGTGCGCGGCTTGTCATCACCATCGGCGGGTGTCCGGTGCGGAGTCCCTCCACGTTCCAAGATTCCCGATTCCGGTGCAGTTTCAGATCTCGCCGCGGCCACTTTGCCTTTCTTGGCCTTGACCTGGGAGACCATGTGATCTACCTGTTCTTTCAGGGTTACTCCCTCGTGCATCGGGGCACTTTCGAGTGCCTTCCAGAAAAGGAGCGAGTCGTAGGATTCGTCCGCCATATCCAGTCCGGCTTCTTTTGCCATTTGGGTGGCCGCAGAACGGGAGTTGGCGTCTGCATCTTTCGACTGGCGTTGCCGGTTTTCTTCGTCCAGAGTTCGCCTGACGATCTCGGTCACTTTGGATTCGTCGGGGGTAGAGCTTTCCCCCCGTAGGGTCGCCACTTGGGTCCACAACTTGGCCCGTTGGGTGGCATAGTCCTCTGCGTAGGGGTCCAGGTTGTCGATCTCGTTCAAGACCTCGGCAACCTTCCCCTCCATCTCTTCCGGCGTCGGCGCTTGGGGAGTTTCTTGGGCGGGTTGAGCCTGCTTGGTGCGCAGTTCCTCGTTTTCCCTTTCCAATTCTGCCGCCCGAGTGGTCGCTTCGTGCATTTTGCGCTCAGCTTCCTTTGCGGCTTTCTCGGCTGCCTCCGCACTCTTGTACTTCGGCGGCTTGGTAGCCTCCCCACCTTTCCCACCTTCTTCTTCCAGGCTTCCGCCACCTACGGGTTCATCGGCGGGCGGTTGGACGTGCTTGCCTTCGGGTTCTTCTTCCTCATCGCCTCCGATGGGGCCAGCCAATTCCGCAGGATGACCGGAAAAAACCCGTGACTGCTTGATCCGCTCCCGGATGGACGCTAAACTGCCTTCGTCCTCAGAAGTATGGGCGCCTTCAATATCGACCGTCATAAACGCTCCTTTCGGCGGGTGTCCTTGCGGGCCGCCTATTTTTCTCGCTGGCCGGTATCCCTTTCGGGGCGGCTGCGATCATAGCTTGGTAAAATCATCTTCAGGTGACGCTCTACGGCCAGGGGGGCAATCTCGATTTCAATATTCAGCCGTTGTAGAGTCGCCAAAAAGTTCTTGTACGCCGAATCCTGGGAGAGAAGTTCGCCAGCGTAGGTGATCATCTGTTCCACCAGAACCCCCAACACCTCCCCCCCAGGGCCTTTAAGGTCAGCCTGAAAAGCAAGGCTACGCCTCACGGCCTCCTGCAATCTGGCTTCGGCCTCTTCTTTCCGGGCTTTGGGGTTATCCTGGATTGGGTTCCCGGTGCGAATGTCTGTTTTGATGCCTGGTCCTAAAGGCATTGTTTCTCCTATGCTGTTGCCCCAGGTGCTTCGGGGGCTCCTGGGGCAACACCAGGTTGAAACCCCTCTACTTGAAGTTGCGCTTGGGCAGCCTCGGCCTGGGCAGTCTGGACCTGGGCGTCTGCCGTCACATCCGCCACTTCAGCCTGTTTAATGTATGCCCCCCTCTGTTGCGCTTCTATGGCGTCAGCCAGTTGCTGGTCAACCTTGATCCCCTCGTCTTTCAGGTTGAGCCTGGTTTCGATAGCTTTAATCGTGGGGAAAGGTCTGAGGTAGGGAATAAATTCGGGAAGCTTGAAGAGCGGAAGGATGGTATCCCGAATGTTCCGGAGCTGCTCCCAATCCTGCATCATGGCGCTGATGCCGCTAACGGTAAACTGGCCCGTAGTCAGGCTCGGCAGATTCACGCCAGTTGGCCTTTCTGGTGCTGCAAAGGGAATCGCCTGTTCCGGGCCCAGGAACAGCTCGAGGTCCTTGTAGGGCATATAGACGGACAGGGTTTCCTGGGCGGCGATAATCGCTTCTTCGGCCCCTTGCTCGATGTTGAACCCCATGAGGCCGAAAACCGTCATGCTTTGATCCAGGTTTTGCGCCGACTCTCTGGCCGTCACTTCGGCCCGGAAGCCCGGAAGCCCCCGCACGACACTCGGGACCATCACGCCTTCCTCATACGACTGCTTGCAGAAGTTGAGGTTGGCCAGGACGTCCGTCGTGGAAGAACGGGAGGTAATCTCTCGGTAGGCCTGCTGCCCACTCAGGGTGCCGGTTACAAGGCATTGCTTCCCCGGATACCAGTCCAGATCGCTCTTGTCCGCCAGCGCCGTAGCGTCAACCTCAATGGGAGGATTGACAATCCAGTTGAGGTGGTCGGCGTGGAGAGAGAGCAAGGTACACATGAATTGCCATAGAGTTTTGATCCCCTGCAGCAAGCCTCGGCCATCAAAGCGAAGGGGGTGCGGAATGACGCTAAAGGCCGTCCCGGGCCACCTGAGGGTCGGGTAGGGGTTGACCTGGGGGAGCTTGATAACCCGGTTGGCCGCGGTGGTATAGGTGGCGTTGGGCAAAAGCAATTCGCCCCGTGGGTCCAGCACCGTCCCCCAAAATTCAGAGGTCAAGATCAGGGTCCGAAACTTGGACCGGTGATGTATCTGTTGGCGTCGCTCAGATACCGCCTCTTTGGTCATCCGCTTGTCGTCGGTCGTTCCTTCCTGGGTACCAGGGGCAAATTCCCCGATGTTCTGATAGCGTCCCTTTTTTTGACCCTCTTTTAGCTGCCAGTAGTCCAGGTACTCGGAATGGATCCAGTAGAGGCCCGACTGAGGTTCCCGAGAAGCGGCGTCCGGGTCCCGGTAGATTTTCCACGGTTCAATAAGGAGGAATTTGAGCCCCTTCCCCTTCCGGTAAACCGGGATCATTTCCATACTGGTGCCCACTGCACAGGACATCCCGCAAGCATCTGAAAATTGAAGCGGAAAATTGGAGAAGGGGCGGGAAAGCTGGATCGTCATCAGCTTTTTGTTGAAGTCCGCCACCGGTTGGTTGCGCTCGTTCTCGATATTCAGGAACTGCACGTCAAAAGCCTTGCGAATCAAGGACATGGCAAAGAGGACCGAAGAGTGCGGCATGGGGAGCACTACCCGGGATTGCCACGACTCCTTGTTAGCGTAATTCGGCGGCTCCTTTTCGTTCCATAGGTCCCAGCACTCGTCCTGAACCTCCCGAACTTCCTCATTGGCGTTCATGGAGGTGGCGACGCAATCCTCCAGGTACTCGACGAAGTGCTTCTCATTCTCCCCGGCATAAGCCTTGGCAGCTTCTTCTCGCTCAGCCAACTCCTTGGCATCCATGGCGGGCTCTTGGCGAGTAATCTCGCCCATGCGCTCCTTCACGGATTTGCGGGGATCCTCGATAAAGGCCATTAGAATTTCCTTCTGCTCACCGATGTTCTGACCTGCATGGGCTTACGCTCCCCGGGGGCGGGCCGCAGCTTGGTGGTAGGCTTCGCTTTTTCAGGAAGCCCCGCTTCCGGGGTGCTGGCGAGACTGTTCAGGTCGCCCGGATTCATGCTGCTGGCAATCTCGGCCGCAGCCGGCGATTTTGCCGCAGGCATTTCCCCCTGCTGGATCGCGGTGGCCATGCCCATCATGCGTCTTTGACTTTTGCTCTTGGCTTTTGGGGCTTTTTTCCCAGGCATATCTATTGGCTCCGTTTGAAAATGTTGTCGTAGTTGTCCGCAAACTTGCGGCGGGCCTTGATCTCCGGTGGAAGGTCAGGGGTAGCCTCGGCCTTGCCTCCGTTCCAGTCGATCCGGTCAAAGTTTTCCCGAAAAACATCGGATTGTTGGAGCGAGCTCGTCTCGCCGGTGGCATAAGGCAGGTCTTTTGTGTTCCACCCATCCTTCGGCTCACAAATTGTGCCGTTCCTCATGTCAACGAAGCATTCACGCCCCGTCATGGTGCCGTCCATGTGTTTGCGCCGATGCGCCAGCATCGGCCACCAGCCGTTATGACCATGGGTTTTTAAGGTCCCCTTGTGTCCCATTAATGGCCTCCAACCGCGTAGGACTGGGCTCTTTCCCTGGCTTTAGCGGCCATTGCTTTCAGGTCCCCAAGGTTCTGTGCCACGTTGACCGGCAGCATGACGCACACACCGTTGGCCCAAGCCTCGCAAATATGGGAAATTGGATTCTTTTCAGGGATATTGCTTA